CTTCATTCTTGCGGCCGACACCGAAGCTGATGACGCGCGAAATGTCCTGGAGAATGCCGCTGATGTTGTGGGCAATGAGTGCATACGGCACGTCGAGACGGACGGCCATGTTCCCGCAAGCGATATCGAAGCCGACGCCGCTGATGCTGATATGGTCGGTATAACCAACTACGCCGCCGATCGGGTGAGCATATCCCAGGTGGCCGTCAGCGCATAGGACGCCGCCAGCAGCACTGCCTGTGGACATACAGGTTTCCATCTGCTTGATCGTCTTCTCATCATGCCGACCGTAAATCTTGAAGGTCATTGCAATCTCCTCGGTGGTGAATTTTGGTAGCCTAACACTACTACCTAATAACAAATTTGTCAAGCTGGTCAGAACGGAATGTCGTCTTCCCACGATTCCGCATAGCCGCGGCGATTGTCGTTCGCTGGAGCTAGCTGATTGTCATTGGCGGCGATATGCTCACCAACAACGTGACCGATGACATCCCAGTATTTGCCGTTCGGCTTGACCTGGATCTCGACGGTGTCTTTCAGCTCGCCTTGCCGTTCTATCCAGTCGAGCGCCGACGTGGGGAATGGTCTCTGGCCGCCATGCTCCATCCAAAAGCGGTCCGCCTTGGTCTTCGGATAACCTTTATGCCCAGGGCAAACCCATTCGTTGATCGCGGTCATGCCGACCATGTAGCTGATCTTGACGCTGTCGGGCTTGCCGTCCTTACCAGGGTGGTGCCAGAAATTGCGCTCGTTGATCGCACGCGTTTCAGGCTCGGCCGTCGACATGATGGGCGCCGCAGCTGCTTGCGCAGTGATCTTCGGGCTGTCATCGATGTCGAACTCGAACCCACAGCAAGAGCAAATGCGGACCGAAGCATGCAGCTTCTCTCCGCAACCGGCGTGGCCGTGTTTGTCGAAACCATCTTGCGGGCATATCTTCACCGGCGCATCGCCCTCCCCACTGCCCGGCTCTTTCGGCTGAACCATGTCGACCGGTCCATGCTTGTCGACCAACCCTGCGAAGTCGAGCACGAGGCAGGATGGCTTAGGCCCGGCGGAGATCGCCGCCCGTCGCTCCTCCGGCGTACTGGTCGGCATGCCCGGCGCATAGAGAACGCGCGTCCCGCGCCCCATCATCTGCAGGTAAAGGCTGGCGGACAGCGTCGGCCTCAGCGCTGCGATCAGATCGACGCCCTTGTGGTTGAAGCCTGTCGTCAGCACCGAGTTGTTGGTCAGGGCGCGGATCCGGTAGGCCTTGAAGTCCTCAATTATGCGGCGGCGCTCGTCCTTCGGGGTTTCGCCCGTGATGGTCTCGCAGCTGATGCCTCGGGACCGGATCTCGTCACGAACGTGCTCGGCGTGCTCGACGCCGGAGCAGAAGCACAGCCATGAGCGTCGATCGACACCCTTTGCAACGATCTCGTCCACGGCCTGGCGCGTCACGTCAAACTTGTCGACGGCCGCCTGTAGGGCCGACTGCTTGAAGTCTCCGCCGAGGCGACCCACGCCCTTGACGTTCAGCGCCATCGCGGTTTCCTTTGATGACAGCGGCGCGAGGTAGCCGTCGCGCACGCCATCGGCGATACCATAGGTGTAGACGACGCGATCGAACATGCGATCATCGCCCTCGTCGAGCCGGCCGCTATCGAGGCGGAAAGGCGTGGCAGTGAGGCCAACGATCTTGAGATCCGGGTTAAGCTCGCGCAGCGCCCTGAAGAACTGACCGTACATTGTGTTGCTCTTGGTCGGGATCAGGTGGCATTCGTCGACGAGCACGACATCGACGTGACCAATGATATCGATCTTGTTCCATACGGTCTGAATGCCGCAGAACAGGATCTGCGACCGCGCATCACGCCGATTAAGGCCAGCCGAGAAGATGCCAGCTGGCGCAAACTCCCAAACACCGAGTAGCTCGAGATAGTTCTGCTCGATCAACTCGGCGACATGGGTCACGACCATGATGCGCATGTCGGGCCAGCCTTGGACGAGCCGCTGGATGACCGTGGCCATGACCATGCTCTTGCCAGTACCTGTGGCAAGATCGATCAGGGGATTGCCAGGCTCTTCCGACCAGTAGTCGAAGAGCGCGTCAACAGCGTCTTCTTGATAGTAGCGAAGGGGCATCAGGCGGCATCCCTCGCATATGCTTGCGCCAAGCGGATCGCATCTTCGCGAACGATGATCCAGCCAGCGGAACGAAGTGCGTCCAACTGCGAGGCGCTTATGATGTCACGCGGATGTTTTTTCTCGCCCTTCATGCCGCGGCCCTCCGGTAGGCGCGCGGAATTCTGCCCGTCCGGACGAATGCACGTGCGTTCTTCACCTGCCGGGCAACATCATGAGATGTTGTTTTGTGGAGAGTCGCAGCATCCGACATGGTATGCCCGATTGCAAAAGTCAACGCTGCCGGCCAGCGACGATCGATCTCTGTAATACTCAGACGATCATCTTGGTTGCTGTTCGCGGAGGAAGACGGATCGGCCTCGCTTCCATCTGCGACCTCACTCCTCTTTTGGCACTGGTTTTTCCATATCCCCATCATCATTAGGCGCAGCCATTCAATAAATCCTCCTTCGGGTCGGAACTGGCTCCAACGATTGAGGGCTACACAGAATGTTTCTTGAACCAAATCCTCCCGGTCCTGCGGGTGGTGAGGCAACAGACGGCGAGCCTGTGCTCGCATTTTTGGTAGGTATGCCAACAGTTTCGCGTCAAATTCAGCCGGGCGGCGATTATCAGTCATTTCTGTCTCCTCTTGTGGTAAGATCAGGCGGCGTTGGTGGCGCCGTCGATCCAAGTCGTTCCGTTACGCAGGACGTAGGAGATGGTCTCCGCCTCTTCGTCCACGTCGGTCTGTTCGCCCGGCACGAGTGCCGGAATGTGTAGGTGGGCCGGGCAACCGGCCTTTTGCTCGTCGAATGAGATAGGCTTTGCCCATCGAGCGCAGGACCAGTGGCCATCGCCGCCCATCTCCGGCGAGGAGTGAAGGCAGGTCCGGCAGTTCACGCGCGGCCATGCGTCCCCCTTGCAGATCGGCTTGTGTTTGCAAAACATGCACCCGAAGAAGGCGGGATCGTCCGAGATGCGTGACGGCGGCTCGGTCGTGTTGATGATGCGCTCAAGCCGGGCGAGCAGCCGCAGACAGAACTCAGCATCGTATTCGATGCGCTCGGCGTAGAGCGTGTCATCGTCTTTGCAGCTGACGAGGTATAGGCAGCGCGTAAGGCCGAAAGCCTGCATGCCGAGCTGGCACTGACCGTAATGCAGTGGCTTGGCATCCTTGCAACCCTTGGAAACGATCTCCTTCATGCCCTTCGCGTTGCTGGACTTGAATTCGAGCAGGTGCTCCGTCTTTGGCGCCTCTGGCACGCCCATCGCCTTGCCGTCGCACTTGCCGCGGACATGGCTGCCAACCAGACGAATGCGATCCTGCTGGCCGTAGACATCCACGCCGATGCGTTCCAGATCCGCGACAAGGCGGTCTTCTTCGATGTTGCCGGTCTCGAAGAGACGCAGCTGTCGGCCATGGTGCTTCTCCAGCGGGGTGCACCAGCGGAAGGAATACCAGAGCTGGCGATCACACTCCGCATTCGCCTCGCCGACGGATATGCCGAGGCTGTCCCATGAAGTGGCGGCCGCCTCGTAGGCGGCATAGATCGCTCTCACCGTGCTGGATTCGGGTTTGGGCAGGGGTGCCATTATGAGGCCTCCCCAAAGTGCACCATTGCGGCGCGCAACGCGTCGCCGGTAGTGGTCACCGCCCGATTTGTGACACCTACGAAGAAGTCGCAATCTCCGCCCACTTCACGCGCCTTGATCGGTTTGTGGTTGGAAAACCTGACCTTGAACGACCGGCCGGCCTTGCGCAGTGTGACGTACTTCGAGACGGTATGTTTCGCCTCGTAGAGCGACGCGCTAAAGCCACGGCGCAACGCCACTTCGCAAAAGTCTATCCACTTTGGCTTCGGATAGCCGAGCGATACCGCCCGCATCGCGCGTAGCGTGAGGTATGGCTGCGTCAGCTGCAGGTTCTTCGCCTTCGCTGGCTTTGGCGGAACGGGCGCCGGCTTTGTCATCATAGGTAGCGGCACCATCAGACTTCCATCTCCTTCGTGAACAAGCACCGAGCCGGTCGTGCGGGATCCTGCCGGAACGCCTTGCACCAAGGCATGCCGTGGCGAACGATCCACTCATCAGGCTGGTAGCCGTTGAACGCCGCATCGGCGATCACGCATCCGCCGGGCACGGTGTTGCCGAACTCGTCTTCCCAATCGTCGTTCTGGGCATTCAGGCAGTGCGAGCACCAGCGGAATT